ACCTTCTAGAAATGCAGCAGCAATATAAGAAAGAAGGCTTTGAACTCAGACACGATTCAAAAAGAAACTTCAACACAGCCATAGCCGCGATAAAGAGATTGAAAAGTGATGTGAATCATTACAGCGAATCCACTCAGGAAAACTTCGGCAATGATTCTGACATGGTGAACGCCATGTTGCTCACACTGATTGATAGGTGCGGTGATGATGACAACCTCGCTTATAAGATGTACGAATACATTAAATCTTTCCCATCCAAACTGAATCTGGACTTGGATTTGGATAATGCGTTCAGCCACCTGTTTAGAAAATCATGAAAACTGCTGATGACTGGAAAACGGTGATTTAGTGGAAGTTGATTAACAGTTGACTGATAATACAATTAGAATTTAATTAGCAATAATTACCATTTACCTGACATCAGGAAAATGGTTCAAAACAAATAAGAATGGAAACAATTGAGATGAAAGCATTAAGGATTAAGAATATCCTTAATTCACTAGAAGAAAAAATCGAATCTGGTAATATAACAATCAGAGAAGCTGCTATTGAATTGCACAAAGCTGGCTGGATAAATTATATAGACATTGACACAACTAAGAAGCTGCTTGGTTTGAATTAATCAAAGAAAGATATGAGTGAATTATATATACCGCCTGAGCGATTTGAGAGAGACTTTATTACCGGACGATTTTTAAAGGGTTGTGTTTCTCACAACAAGGGTCGTAAAATGGTTTATCATTCAAAACGTTCCAAGGCCAGAAGTATAAAAAATCTGTCTAAAGGACGTGGGGCTTGGCATAAGACTGGTGCAGGCATGAATAAAAAGAGCGTTGTTTTGATAAAGGATGAGAAATTATGTGGAGTATTCCCTTCGATACAAATGGCTGGTAAGATGATTGGCGTGGCTCCTTCTTTGATCAGTGCTATATGTCGGAAAGTGAGAGGCAAACATACGGCTAATGGATACAGATGTTTTTTTGAAGATAGCAATGATTGGTATAATTTAATTAAACAAGATTATGAATAATGATAGGCAGAAGATATTAACTGATTATATTTCTTACTTATACACAACAGGCAGGACTTATGATACTGTCGGGAAATATATCAAGCATGTCACGGATTTTTTAGAAATGGCCAAAGAAGTGAACCGCCGTGGCTATTTGAATTACAAACGTGAAAATGCTGATGTCATGGTGCGTCATTCATTAATGTGTTCAGCTATATGCGATCTATTATCCTTTCTCAACATCGGATATGGGAAAAGGGAAAAGGCGGTGAAACCTTTGGAAAAACTTGATGTCATTTCGGATAAGAACAAGAAACAACTTAATGATTTCATTATATGGCTGACTGACAACAATGATTACTCTTCTCATACAGTTTATATATATTACACATCCATGAAGAAGTATTTCGAATACGCCAATGAGGTAAACATGGATAATTGCAGGAGGTTTATAAAAAGTCTTGAAGAAGAAAAATTATCTCCCGCTACCATCCGTTTGCGGATTACAGCAATTGAAAGATTCTCTAAATGGCTGAAGAAGCCTATAGAACTGAAGCGTCCCAAAATAAAGCGCAAACTTGATGTGAACAATGTGCCGACCGAGGAGGAATATAACCGGCTGTTGGAATATCTCAAGGCAAAAAACAACAAGGATTACTACTTTTTTATCAAAGTATTGGGTACAACGGGTGCCCGTCTGTCAGAATTCCAGCAGTTCACGTGGGAAGACATTATATCCGGGGAGGTAACACTAAGAGGGAAGGGTAACAAGTACCGTCGATTTTTCTTTCAAAAACAGCTACAGCAAGAAGCGAAGGCTTATGCTAAGGAACATGGTAAAACCGGGATTTTTGCGGTAGGGAGATTCGGTCCGATCACACAGCGGGGCTTTTCCCAGCACTTGAAAGCATGGGGAAAACATTGCGGTATTGATTCAAGGAAGATGCACGCCCACGCCTTTCGTCATTTTTTCGCTAAAATGTTCCTGAAAAAAAACAAAGATGTTATTCAACTGGCTGATCTTTTAGGTCATGGGAGTGTAGACACAACAAGAATTTATTTACAAAAGAGTTATGACGAGCAAAAAAGAGATTTTAATCGAAACGTTACATGGTAGCCTTGAACCATTTAAGCAGCTTCCGACCCTGATTGACAAGGAAACCATTTATGACGAGACTGGACATGTAGACACCGAGTTTCTGACAGCCATACTGGAGTGGATGTCAGTCAATGCCTCCATTGCTATCGGTGTACAAAAATCATTACACAGACTGTTAGGCATTGAGGAGAATAAAGAAAGCAAGAAAGGTACAGCTGACAGTGGGAAGAACTGGAGCGTTGAAGAGATACTGCGGCATTGTACCTTGGAGAACGGTTTGTTGAAACTTCCCAATGTGCAGTTCAATAAGAAATCGTATGCCGAGGCTAAGAAATGGATTGAAGAAGCCGGCGGATCTTGGCAGGGTGGAAAGGCTCAAGGGTTTACATTCCCGTTCAATCCGGAGAGGGTGTTCTCAATTCTTAAAGAAGGGAAGCGCTGTAATCTTCAGCAGGAATACCAGTTTTTTGAAACGCCGGCTGAGGTGGCGGACTGGCTGGTTATGCTTGCCGGCGGAATACATGAAAATGATACGGTACTGGAACCGAGTGCCGGCCGCGGTGCTCTCATTAAAGCCATTCATCGAGCTTGTCCTTCTGTAACAGTGGAATGCTATGAACTGATGCCGGAAAACAGAGAGTTTTTGCATTCGTTGGAAAATGTGATACTGCTTGATGAAGATTTTACGAAAGACAGTGTAGGGCATTACACTAAGATTATTGCCAATCCTCCATTTTCCGGTAATCAGGATATAGCTCATGTAAAGCTTATGTATGATCGGTTGGAAGAAGGCGGCACGCTTGCGGCAATAACTAGCCAACACTGGAAATTCGCTTCGGAAAAGAAATGTATTGATTTCCGAAACTGGCTGAAAGAAGTACATGGAGAAGTGTTTGAAATCAGCGCAGGCGAGTTTAAAGAGAGTGGCACTTCTATTAGTACAATGGCGGTAGTTATAAAAAAATAATTCAAAATAGATATAGATATGAATATAGACACAGAGTTTAATGTAGGTGATAGTGTATGTTACCTAAGTGGTGACAAAATATATCATACCACCGTTGGCAAAATAACTATTGAAATATCCTATGAGGATCATAGCTTTTTGATGGTTTACAAACTATCTGACGGTGTAAGTGTACCAAGAAATAATTATCCACAATGGGATAAAAGGCTTTTTAGAAACAAAAAGAGTTTAATAAAATATTTATCAGAATCATAACAGATATAGAAATGAACATTGGACTATTGGCAGTAGATAGTAATTACCCTAATCTCGCATTGATGAAGATAAGTGCATGGCACAAGGCAAGAGGTGATAATGTGGAATGGTACAATCCGTTCAATCGCTACGACAAAGTGTATATGGCTAAGGTGTTTTCTTTTACAGAAGATTATCTGCAATACATCACCAATGCCGATTGCGTGGAGAAAGGTGGCACGGGATATGACATCAGAAAGGTACTGCCCATGGAGATTGACAGGATGCAACCCGACTATTCCATCTATCCGCAGATTGACAGCAAGACAGCCTACGGTTTCCTCACACGTGGTTGCCCAAACCGGTGCAAGTGGTGTGTGGTTCCCAAGAAAGAAGGTAAGATTACCCCATACATGGATATCGAAGAGATAGCTGTCAATGGTCGCAAAAACATAATCCTTATGGATAACAATGTACTTGCATCCGACTATGGTTTACAACAAATTGAAAAGATTGTCTCCATGGACGTACGAGTAGACTTCAATCAGGGCTTAGATGCTCGCTTGGTAACAGACGACATCGCCCAGCTATTGGCAAGAGTAAAATGGATGAAGCGCATACGGTTCGGCTGTGACACACCGGGACAGATTGCTGAATGTGAGCGTGCTACAGCTTTGATTGACAAGTACGGATACAAAGGCGAATACTTCTTTTATTGTATCCTGCTCAGTGACTTCAAAGAATCATTTGAACGTATCAATCATTGGCGAAATAGAGGAAGTAGATTCTTGCCTCATGCACAGCCATACCGGGATTTGAATAACCCACGACAAATTATTCCTCAATGGCAAAAAGACTTGGCGGGATGGGCTGACAAGAAATGGATTTTTAGAAGTTGTGAATTTAAAGACTTTAC